GACTATTCGAAGCAGAGCGCCCGACTCTATCCTCTGCTCGCTACGCATGCGCCGGCCTTCGTAAAAGGCCAGCGCCCGTTTAAGATGATGGGGTCTTTACCCCTGCCTTCCAGAAAACAAATGCTGGAACAAGCGTCTTTCACGGCCCTGGTCAAGGGTACGTACGCCGAGCATGCACAGGACGTTTCGCGCGTCGCGTTCCACCCCATAGATCCCGCGGGTTCGGTAGCCACCGAATGCCGAGCGAATGATATCGTGACCATCTTCATGCGTCTCGAGCAAGTCCGCGGTGATCCTAACGCCCCGTTCCCACATCCGAAGTATTTCGAGTGGGCTTCGGATTTCATCGATGGATTCGTCGGTGATACGAAGTTGCATCCGCTGTCTGTGGACGACATCCTAGAAAGGAATAGTCGGCCTACCCAGCGTGTGAAACAGGCGGCTAGTTCTGGGCACTGGGACATCTTCCGAAACGTTGCCATACGCGCTATGCAAAAGCGCGAAGTCCTCGCCCAAGACGGGCCGGGTCGCAACGTCTCCACCACCACCGACGAGGACCTGATGCAGTATGCACGTTACATGCACGCTGTCGGCGACTACCTTAAAACCATGAAATGGTATGCCTTCGGAACTTCCGAGGGCGAGATAGGTCGTCGGGTCCTAGAGATATGTTCCGTTCATCGCCATTTGCTGAACACCGATTTCAGCAAGTTTGACGGTCGGCACTCTTTCTTCCTCCTTGCCTTGGAGGTCGTCCTGTATCGTCGTTTGTTTCCGGATCACAAAGACCATGTGACCGAACGCTGCACTGCTGCAGTCGGTACCCGAGCACGAACGAGAAACGGCTTGCCTTATCAGGTACAAGCCGATCGTAGCTCCGGCCGAAACGACACTTCCTGCGGTAACTCGATTGACTGCAAGTTTGTTGCTTATTGTTACCTCCGTGCAGGTGGCATGTCCCATGACGAAGCAATGCGAACCTCCGGCCTTTATGGCGGAGATGATGGATTCACGCCCAATATATTCGGACCAGACCTTTACCGACAGGTCTGTTCGGACCTCGGACTTAAGGTCGATATTGAGGCGGTGGACTCGCATAACGAACCTGTAGAGATGTTGGGTCGCTTGTATTTGTTCCCCGCAGTGAACACCGTGTCAGCGTACACTCCTGACCGCCTAATTTCCCGGGCCCATGCCTTCGCCGTGTCTAAGAGCACTTCCACTCCACAGGCGATGGTCAACCGGGCATACGGCCTCATGGTCACCGACAAGAATACCCCCGTGATATCATCATATGCCAAGTCAATTCTGGCAGCCTATCCCTACCTAGTCCCAGGTATGGATGAGGAAGATCGATGGAGTTTGTCGAAGTACGACGAGGTTGATGGGTACACTCCCGTCCCTCTAGGCATGGAAACCGAAGCTCTGGTCCGTATGGCCATCTTTTCTAAGAAGTTCGGCAGGAAATACACTGTCGAAGAGCTCACATCCTTGGACACTTGGTTTAAGGCAAACCGCACCTACGAGGGCTCAAGGCCCCCGCGCATCCGCGACCTAAAAGTCACCGGCAAGTTCCCTCTTATCAAAGATGGCATTGTCTTTGGCCAGCCTATGGCCGCGCCGGATCGCGCTAAGTTCGTGCCAAGGCCGAAGCTACTGAGTATCCTCAGCGATTACGTGTCGCGGTTTAGGCATGAGAGGAAAGTCATTCCATCTGCCATACCCTCCCAGTTCTACTATGATGTCTGGGATAAACACGGGATTCTGCTGGCATCCGGCAACACTGTTGGCACGTTGAAGGGGGTCTTCCCCTCCGTGACCTACACTCTTGATGACTACGGAAGGACCAACCCGGAGTTGCGCGCACGATTGCTCGCTCTCTATCCCCCTGCACCGCCTGCCCTCTGTAAAGTGGCTGGTGTAGCGTGTGTGCCGGTTGTCGCTCCTCCCCCGTATGTGAAACCTGATGTTCTCGCGCCACAGGCGCCAACGGTCGTTCGTACCGAAGGACTATATCTGCCCGCGTTGAATGCAAATACTGCAGTCGCGCCGTCAGCCCCAGCTATGCAAGATGTGGAGTCACAGCGTGCGCCTCTTGAACAGGTGCCCACTCCCAGCTCGTCCAAATTAACAGCGGCCATGTTGGCCCAGGGATGGTCTGAGCCTCGCTCGACCCCCGGACAGGTGGCCCGTGCCAAAATGCCCCTCAACCGGAAAGCCGCGCGTGCAGCGCACCGAGCCCAAACTGTTCGTTCAGTGGGCCCTAGCCGATCTGTTAATTCAGCGGCCGGAACGGTGTCGAGCCTGCCGCACGGGCGGGCTCTATCAGTTGCCCCCCCCCGCGTAGCTGTCTTATCCCCCCAAAACGAGTCAAAGCAAACGCCAACCCCACCCGCCGCCGCAACATTAC